TTGTATGTGCCATAGATCTTGCTAGAGCTTTTGTATATCGAGCTCCGAGTCTGTCATACAGGTTATCTTCGATAGCCTCTTCAGTTAGTGCAAATGCTAACGCTATGGTTTCATGTGAATACCTAGCAGTAAAACCTTCAGTAGCATTGTCAAATTCGACTCCTTGCCCTTCTGTTTTTACTTTAGCGTTACCGAAACCAACGATAAGGGTTTCTTCTTCAAATGCTCTATCTGATGATTCTGTATCAAATATTTCTGCATGTTGTTGTTCGTACCTGTTGTATTCCATGCCAAACAAGGCATTCAAACCAGGTTCTAATTCTTTCGCTAATTGCGATCTTGAAATAGCCATAATTTATACTCCTTATTAAGCTAGACCTGCACCCTTTTGGCCGCAGATATGATTTTGAATAACAACTAAAACATTAGTGTTTGCCGAAGCAACGTCTGAATTTTCAGGATCTTCTGAAATATCAATCGCCTTGATCGGTAAACCTGCTGTTGTAGCACCTGTTGTGACATCTAACTCTGCTCCTGAAATACCACTTAAGGTACTACCTGAGTTTGTATAAACGATGTCAAAATTACCAAACAGATCAGCCACTGGGAAAGTGTCGTCTGCTTGAATCTCGAAGACCACGTTAGGATCATCGACTATAAAAGCAATTATGTCTGAAGCGTTAGTGCTTGCAGGGTAATAATTACTAAATACTTGTTCACCCGAAGTAGGATCAGTGTATTTACAGCCATTGAATACGCCAACAATCGGTACAGTTCCACCGTCAGCATGTATTTCTACACCACCTCCAGTAACCTGCATTACCATATCTCCTTGGAAGATACTGGTACCATAGTTAGCAGCAATTCTATAACGGCTTTGTCCACCTGAGTAAGGCGAACCACCCATCATTCTTACGGGTTTCATTCCAAATGAAGCATCTTGATTTGCCATTTTTTATGTTTCCTATAATTAAATTTATATATAGAGTTACAGAGTTATCCTCTGTTTCCTCCACCAAAAGTCACCTTTGATTTAATCTCTCTTGAGATTGGCATCGCGGGATTCTCTTCACGCATTAGGTCATTCTCGACAGCAGACATTTGATTATTGGTTTGTTGTTCAAAAAATTCATTTCTTTGATCTGCGATTTCTTTATCTATTTTGCACAGTATCAACCCACCAACTCCAATTACTCCTGCGTGACGACCGTCATCGACCGTAGGTAAATCATGAAAACCAGGTAATTCTTCTGGTCTAACAACCTCAAATCCTTCACGAAATCTTTTTGAGACATTCGTTTTGTCATCTTGGCCTAGTACAGATTCTCTGATCCAACGATAAGTAATACCTTGTGATTCAGCTAAACTTACAGCTTCCTCAGGTAGTTCTAACGCTGAAGGCATCTTCCAAACTTTAGGTCTGGCTTTTGTCTCTCTAGTGTCAGAGTTTCTAGTAGCTCTGTTATCTTCAGTTTTATTATCTATGTCTTTGCTCATGATTTTTGTAACCTCGCTTTTTGTATTGCGTAATCTTTAAATGACACTCCAAGCTTTTTAGCTAGTTGCTGTTCGCTCGGTGTCAACTCGATACGATTTTGTTTGCGTCCAGTCGATGTGTTGCGTGTGGCTGAAGCGACTGTTTGGACGGGTTTCTTGTCTGCTTCCACGTTAAATCTTTGAGGCAACTCTTGTCGCACTCGTTTATCTATCTCACTATAGTATGCATCACTCTCAGTGTCAAAGCCTTCATTTTCTAATTGCTTGTGCACAGCAAAGGCAACACTTGTTGCAACTTGATCTTTTCCAAACCAAGTATTCTTATTTGCCCACTCTCTGGCTTTGTCTGATGGTTCGCTATACTCCTCTTCAACAGGTTGTGGTTGTTGATATTGAGGTTGTTGAGCTTGTTCTAAATACGCTTGCTCTTGAGCATCGTATTGTTTTTGTTGTTGTACGTACTGTTCAAGTCTAGCCTTGTCAGCAGTAGCCATACTTAATGCTTCGGTTGCAGTAGCTATTGCTTCAGAATCTCCAGCTTCAGTTGCTTGTTTTAATGCTTGTTTTGATAAACTAAGTTGAGATTCAACTCTATTGTTAAACTCATCTCCGTAGCTAGATTGAAAGTTTTTTTGAGATTGTCTCAACTGCTGATTTTGTTCTTTAAGTTCGTTAGCATATTGAACAGCCATCAGCTCCCTTCTTTGAAACTCTTTAGCTTGTGCTACAGCTTTGTTAATTCTGTTTTGTGCAAGAGTTGCTCTTTTCTCTACGTCTGATTGATCTTTAGCTTTTTCCTCAACCTTAGGAGATACTTCAAAATCTTCTTTTACTTCATCTTCAGATACAGGAGCTACCTCTTGGTTAATCTCTACCTCTACAGGATCTTCTTGTACCTCTTCTTCAACTCTTCTATTTTCTGGAAGTGCTGCTTTTTCTATTTTTTCTTCTGTTATTTCAACATCTATGTTCTGTGCTTCTTCGCTCATTCTTTACTCCTATAAAGACTTTATGTCATCTGGATCAAGGATTGTCGCAATCACTTCATCATCGTTAATAATACGAACTTCGTTTTCATCTTCTAATCTAAAACGAGTTCCTGCGTATCTGCCAATTAGAATCCAATCTCCTTTTTTACACCAAGGAGATCTTTTGTCTGATTGACCAAATTTATTATCTTTATAAGCTAAAGGGCCTACTTTTAAAACGTAACATATCACTGTAGCTAAGGCTTCTTTGTCTATGGTTTCTTTAACCAACTGAATGCCACCTTCAGTTTGACCCTTACCTCTGTATGGCAATACAAGTATCCGCCATCCAACAGGATCAGGCATTCTGTCAAGTAGTGATTTGTCTAGTAGTTTAGGATCTAATACCCTTTCGTTTGATTGTATGAAAGCTTGATCTAATTCTGAAGATTGTTCAACTTTCTCTTTTGCAATTTCTTCTTTGTGTTTTTCAAATTGTGTTTTTTCTGCGATTGTATCAACCATCGTTGTCATCCATTTGCAGCGTTTCTTTTAAGTCTTGTTGTAAGGAGCGAATCGCTGATAACTCTCCCATAACATATTTGTAATCTTCCATTGATTTTATATTGCCACTAGCAATAATGTCAACAGCGTTTCTCTCTCTATCTCGCAAAGTTTTAAAAAAATACTCTGCTAGTCTTATTCCGTCCAATTAGCTCTCTCCTAATTTTGAACCGTTATTAACGTCTACCCCTTCCTCCCATCATAGGCATCATAGGTAAACTTGGTCTTTGTAATCTTGGTGTTGGTGTTGCTATTGGCCCAGGCATTTGCATTCTTGGTTGCATAGGTATTGGCATTGGCTCAGGCATAAGCTCAGGCATCATAGGAGGTAGAGCCATTCTTCTTTGAATCTCTGCTACCAGCTCTGGATTCCTTGGCATTGCTATAGGTTCTTCTAATGGAACTCTTGGATCTTCTTCTATTCTTTCAAATGATGGAGGCATCATAGGAGGCATATCTCTAGGCATTTCTATTGGAGGTATAAAAGAAGGAACCCTCTCTTCATTAATCATAGGAGGTATAAACTCATCTCTTGGCTCACCTATTCTTTCTATAGACATAAAATCATTCATAATATCTCTGTCTTCTAAACCTCTAATTATAGGTCGATCTATATTGATAGGTGGCATCATTGGTGGTGCCATAGGTGGCATCATTGGTGGCATTGGCTCTTGTGGTATCTTGCCTCCTGCATCAGCTATTCTTTGATTTATTGCATCCATATCAATATTAGAAAAATCAAAATCAAATAAGTTTCTGTCTTCCAAGCCACTAATCATAGGTCTATCAATAGATATATTCATAGGTATATCCATAGGAGGTTCTTCTACAATAGGAGGTTTCTCTACAATAGGATCTATTTCTCTTAAGGGAGGTCTTGGTGGCATTTTATTATGTGATACTACACCATCAACCATGTAGGTATGAGTATTAGAAGTGGTAAAGTTATACACTTTTATAAAATCTTTTTCACTTTCAAGTTTTGTAACTTCTTCTATACCATCTTTGGTTATTAATTTATCGCCTAACTGTAATTCTTTAACTTCTATACCATAATCGTTATAAACTGTATTAGATAGTTTAGAGTTATTAGATTTCCACCCATCGTTAGTTAAAAAAGCATGAGCATCTGTAGCAGTTATTCTATCGTTTATAGTCCATAAATTTCTGTCAGCTTTCGGAATATCGTGTACATAAGAAACGACATCTGTTTCACCATTTAAAGCTAATACTTCGTCTCCCATTGCAATATTTTCAATAACTTTTTTAGTTCCATCAGCCATATCAATTTTAGTTCCTGCTACAAAACACATTATAGGAGGTCTTGGAGGAATGTCTGGAGGAGGCATTTTTGGTAAGCTAGGCCCACGAACTTGTGGTGGTTGAGCGGCAAACATATCTCTGATTGGATCACGCATAACATCTGTAGGCATGAAAGCTTGTTCTGGTTGTATAGGTGGTGTGTAACCTTCAGGAGTAAAATAAGCTGGGCCGCCTTGAATTAAGGTAGGTCTAGGAGGAGCAGGTCTAGCCATAGCTGATCCCATACCTCCAACTGAATCTCTGCCAGGTATACCTTGTCTTTTTGCCTTAGCTAATTTACTGAATAATCCCATTAAGAAATGCCTTTAAACTTAGTTCCTCTAAGTGCAGCACCGCCACCTCTTGATTGTCCACCGCCATAACCTTGTGGTTGTGGTGCAGAACCGTTAGGTATCTTCTTAGGATCAGAGTAATTAACTGTCCCTTGATCTTTAATGGTTACGCTTGATTTTACTTTTGTCATAGTTATTCCTATATTATTTATTTTTAGATCCCTTAGGTCTGCCTCTTTTCTTAGGAGCTGACTTAGTTACCTTTTTAACTTTCTTTTTAACTTTGGTCGCAGTTTTTTTGACTGTTTCTTTTTTAGTCTCTTTGACTTCGGTTTCGTTATTTGCATCTTCATTGATGATCGGCTGATTACCATTTAGTATTTCCTCTTCTTTTTTAAGTTGTTCCTTGTGAACCTGTTGCATTTTTTGTCTAACTGAACTCATAATTATCCTCGCATTATATCCATAGCTTTAAATTGTGCGGCTTGATCTATACGCTCTCTTGCTATGTCGTCCTTCATTGTAGCTATTTCTTTCTGAATTGCCAAACGTTGTTGTGCAAGATTATTATTTTCCATAGCTTTCATAGCATCAAACTCTTGTCTTTGTGAAAATTCTTCACGTTTTCTTTGCACATCATCAGCTTTAATATCGAGTTCTTTATCCCTTAATTCTACCAATGGATCAGGTTGCGGTTGAGGCGGCATAAACATAGCGTTGATCTGTTCGGTCAACTGAGACACTACCGCAGCTATATCTTTAGCAACCTTATCTTGTGTCTGTTGCATATACTGAGCAGATACTTCTGGTGGTAACTGTTGTATTTGTTGCATCATTTGTTGGAACTCTGGATTTTGTGCATTCTGCTCATCCACTATTTCAGATGCTCTAAAAGATACATGCTGATAAATATGTGATTGAATCAAAGATAAAACCACAGGATTAGCTTGAGCTGTCATAGTTCCGTACAAGGACATGTGAGAGTTAATATGTGCATCGTGATCTTGTCCTGCAAATGCTTGGGCAGGTGTACCTGCTATCAACATTGCATTTTCGTTAGCAGGATCCATAGGTACAGGTTGGGGTGGTGGTGGTAAAAGCTGTTCAATATTCTGAACACCCATAGCACCATACATTCTTCTGTATGCTTCATGTAATCCAGCAGGGCCGTGTATTTCAGGATTGCTTTGTACGGTTCTTAATATTTCTTGAGCCATCATAACTCTTTGGCTCATAGAGAAAGTATTAGGATCTGATACTGGTAATACGTCTACCCTGTCATCAAAGTCTTGAGCTTTGATAAGTTGATTGCCGTTAGCTGTAAAGTAAGGATAGTCTGGTGGTAAGTATTCACTAAAGACAGAAGCTAGTATTTCAAACTCAATCCTTTGAGATGCGTGCAATCTTTTGTGAATCGCACTCATCACTCTAGTACCACGTTCTAATAATGCAATGGTTGTTCCAACAGGAGCATTCTGATTACCGTCTCCAACTTGTGTATCAGCTATAGAAGCGAAACGCCTTCCGCTATCGACCAAGATACCCAGGAGAGAGAGTAGGGTTTGGCTTGGTTCCTTAAAAGGTAATGGCACAAAGGCATCTCGCAAACTTCCGCCTGGTGCATCCATGTCTCTAAACTCGCCAGGTTGTAACGGCTGATCATCATTACGGATACGAATGCCACGGGCTTTAAATCCAGCAGGTAAGTTTGATAGAGTACCTGAATCAATTAGCTGTCTTAGTATCGAAGTCGATGCTTTAGACAAGCCACCTATCATGTGAGTCAAACCAAAGCCGTAGAATCCTAGACCTGGTAAGAATTTATAGTGAACAAAGTAGTTAATACGTTGCTTTAATTGATCTGTTTCCTTGTAGTTCCTACGTATAGATAGGACTTTATCATTAGCTATAGTAATGATATAAGGTAATTTTATGCCTGTTGGCTGACCTTCAGAGTCAAGATCTTCGTAGCCTTCTAGGTCTAATTCAGTATGAACTTCATGCACTCTGCATGTATCATCATCATCGTAACTAGGACTAACGCCTTGAAGCTCATCTATTTCTGACTGAACATCGTCAATATCATCAGCTATCATACTGCCTGTAGATATATCTACGTCACGGTAAAAGCCCACTTGTTGTAATTTCTTAATATCATTCATTGACATATCAATGATGTGAGTAATTCTTGTAGCACTATGTAAGTCAGTGGCTGCGTAAGGCACGATTAAATCTTCACTAGGTATAAACTTTGATACAGCTCTGCCTAAATTCTGATCGTAATAAACTTTTCTAAACGCAGAACCTGACAAGGGTAGATAAAACAACATTTGATCTGTCTCAGGATCATACTCTTTCATAACTTGCATGAGCTGATAGTTCATAAACTCTTGAACTCTTGAAGCTTGTTGTTCTGTTTCAGCATTAGCCATACCGATAACCTGAGTCTTCACAGGCCCTTGAGATGGGAGTAACTCATTGTAAGCTTGTGCTTGGAACTGGGTAACGGATTCTGCTAAAAGCGGGTGCATAACTCCAGAAGCACCTTCAAATGGTTGGGATCTTTCCTCGTACTTCATACCTAAGTATTCAAGTCCTTCTTTGTAAGTCTTCTCCCAATCAGATCTTGATTCTTTATCAGAATCAATGTTGCCCATCAGATCATTAAC